AACTAGAGAAAGGAATTAGAAATGTGCACCTTCGTCACCATCATTGCCATCTTCGCTATCACCCTTGGTGCGGTGTTGGCTACTACCGGTGCCTGGGAACACCCCGAAACCCTCTGACCCTAATCCCCCTACCCACAACGGGTAGGGTTATGTTTTACAAAAGGAGAAATTATGATTATCTTGTCAGGCGGCAGTTGTGCAGGAAAAACCACCCTTGCAATGGCGTTGAGTAATATCGGATGGACATGGGTTCGATCTGTCACCACCCGCCCGCCGAGACCTTATTCGGCCGATGAGTATTCGGCGTATCTGTCAAACCGGGAGTTCCTGGATCTCCAAGATGATGGAAAGATGGTCTTCACCCAGGTCTATCAGACCGAAGAAGGTATATGGAGATATGGTGTACCGGTTGGATCCTTCAACCGCTACCGAAGAAACCGTTACGCAGTTTGTATACTGGATCCAATTCATGCCGCTCAGTATTTCTACAGCGCCCACCACATGCTGGATCAAGGGGTCGTCTTCTGGTATCTCCGGGTCCCCGAAGTGACTAGAGCAAAGAGGCTCAGTCTCAGGGGAGATTCAATGGCGCGAATCCGGGCACGACTCAGTGCGGATTCTCGAGATCTTCAAGCCCTGGAAAATGGGGCGTATGACTTTGCAGTGAACATTGTGAATTACCTGCCCGATGGCGACATCATCGTAGACACGGAAAGACCATGCGGTCATCTTCAACGACTCACCATGCCTAGAAAGGAGAACAAATGAACATCACACTCATCACATCAGCACTTCGCCGCCATGCGCCTAGCATCCTCACGGGGCTTGCTGTGGGCGGAGTGGTCGGAACGGCCATATTTTCAGCCCAGGCGGGCGTCAAGGCCCATCGTATCATTCTTCACGAGGGACTTAAAGACAGCCCCTTCCAGGACAAGCTCAAAGCTACCTGGAGAGTCTGGATTCCACCACTCGCTGTCGGTGCCGTTACTGTATCCAGCGTCATCGGAGTGCACTCCATCCTTGCACGACGGGTAGCGGTGGCCGCTTCTGCCGCTGCACTTGCCGAGAGCCAGTTCGATGCGTACCGCAAGGCCGCCGAGAAGGTGGTAGGCGCCAAGAAAGAGGAAGAGATCCGTGCCACAGCCCCGAAGTACCGTGGTGGGACTCGTGCGGCGGTTCATGAGGGCAATGTGCTCTGCTTCGAGGCGTATACCGGTAGATACTTCTCGAGCACGGTGGACAAGATCTGGCGGGCTGTCAATCAGTCGAATAATGAGATCAACAACTATGGCCACGTAGCTGCGAATGACTTCTTCGTGACCCTCGGAATGGAATCGCTCCATTACGGCGATGACTACGGGTGGAACACCGACCACCTGATCGAGCCACTGTTCTCAAGCGGGGTGACTGATGACGGCGAGCCATATTTGGTTCTGGATTATCGCTTTGGTCCCTCTTACAAGTACGATAGGATCTTCTGATGGCCCAGACTGTCATGTTCGCAATAGGCGACCTCGAGCACCTGGTGGTCATGTGCCACACCCAGGTGGAGCATTGGGTTTTCGCCAAGAACGCAATTATCCGCCAGGCGGGCGCCACTGCCTGGAGTGAGTACTATCTACCAAAGGCCTTGAAGACTCTTTCCGAAGGTCGGAGATACCTTGAGCGAGCGCGGGAACTGCATAAATTGCTGACAGACCCGCAAGAAATCAACACCACGGCGGTTATGTTGCGTTATGCTGGGATTCGCCACCGCGACCTTAGCGCAAAACTCGCATAATACGCAACTGCTATAATGAACTAGAGAAAGGATCTATCATGTTTGTCACTCTCACGGACGGCACTGTTGTCGAAGCCGAACCGGTTGATACCGAATCCTCTGAGAATACTGAGAACTCTGATTCGAAGCCCCGATTTCGGGATCGAGTGAAGAAGTTCGTTACTGACCACCCCATCATCACTGGTGCCGCAATCAGCACCGTTGTTGGAGTGGTTGTAATGGCGCTCACTCCTCCATCGAAGAAGGAGGCCGAAGAAGAGGGCAAGGACCTCTCAGAAGAGGAAGTGACCGCGCTCGAATCGGCGATTGCCGACCATCTCGTTACGAACGAATAACCCCTCTACCGCCCCTACCCACAACGGGTAGGGGTTTCTCTTCAATCAAGAAAGGCTATATTTATGATTACTGTTGAGCTTGAAGGCCAGGAGCACTACTTTCACCTCGGCACGCGAGATATTCTCGCGCTGAGCGACAAGGGGGAAGACCCCGCCAAGTGGCTCGAAGACGTCAAAGGCGAAAATGAGGCGGTGAAATTCTTCGACCTCTTCTCAAAGATCGTCGAACATTCCTACGGCGTCGTGAATGAGGATGGGATGTTCACGCACGATCCAAAAGCCACCGCCAAGTTCATGACCAGTGACGAATTTGACGAACTCGCCCTCGATCTCCTCGAGGCGCCGAAGAGGTTTGTGGCGTTTATCGAGGGAGTCGTGCCCAAGGCGGTTCTGAAGCGGGGTATGTCGCATATGCCCGCTGCGGACAAGAAGAAGTGGGAAGAGGCCAAATCGCATATCGAACAGCTGGTATAGTGAACTAGAGAAAGGAAAGAGAATGTCCCTCAAAGACAGTCGTCGTTTTCGTCAGATCAAGAAAGCCCTTGGGTTTTCATCCTCTGTTGGAGGTAGCCTAATAGCACATTGCGCTCTGGCTCTCGTCCCCCTGCCTGCACAGCTGCCCCTGCGCGTCCTGTGCTTCCTCGGAGGCGTCGGCCTTGGTGCGTATACGGCTGAAAAAGCTCGCCAAGGGATGGAAACCCAGTGTGACATTGTCGCAGATGCCGTCGACTCCATCAAAGAGACCCCCTAACCCCTCTACCGCCCCTACCCACAACGGGTAGGGGTTTCTCTTCAATCAAGAAAGGTTATAATTATGAACGCAATCGACCTCATCGATGGCTACATCAACAACGCAAGCCTGTGGCTGGAGGGGCTCGCAACTCATCACAGCGAGGTGGACTTCAAAACGGCCATGGCGTGCTCCGAGAGGTACCTCAAGATGGCCAAGTTCCTGGCGGATGTTTATGATATCACAGACCCCCGTCTCGAGGACAACATTGCTCGCTGGAGTGATCTTGCAACTTGCGAAGGCTGGGCACACGTCGTGTCCTATGGCTTCGAGCATGAGGTCCCTGGCGCCAATGGCTGAAATTGACCTTCCTGAGGGAAACTCGTACAGAAGCAAGGCGAAACCACCCGAACCTAGAGTCGAGATGGTCGCTCGTGGGCGAATCTCCGAAAGCCCGATGCGCCGCATTCGAGAGTCGATATTTGAGACTTCTGGAAAACAGCTCGTGGAGTTCGTCATATTTGACGTGCTTATCCCGCAGCTCAAAGAGGGAGCAAGCACCATCTTCGATCGGGTGCTCTATGGCGAAGGTCGTGGCCATCGTGTGACGCCCTACCGCAAGGCCCAAAGCTACGTCAACTATAGCCGTACATCGACGGATGGCTCAGTGCGGGATCCGAAGCGAAATCTGGACACTCGAAAAAGAGTGAACCATGATTTCCGAGATATCGCATTCGATGATCGTTCTGAAGCAGAGCTCATCCTGGAGCGCCTCGGGGATTGCATCGAGGAATACGACGTAGCAACAGTCGGCGACTTCTACGCTGCGGCGGGAATTACTGCCGACTACACCGACCAGAACTGGGGGTGGACGTCTCTGCGAGATGCATGCGTCCGCCGGACCAGAGTGGGTTATATTTTGGATTTGCCTCGCCCAGAGCGAGTGGATCCGTAAAACAATTAAGAGAAAGAGAAACATCATGCGTAATACCATCAATGTCAAGTCGCGGAAAGAAATCAAGCAGGTCTTCGCGTCTCTCGAATTCCTTCACCCCAGGCGGACTCATATCCTGCACTTCCGGCACCCAAAGGGATTGGGCCAGACGATTGCCACACAGGCACGTCGAATCGCCAAGCGAGTAGAGGGGTGGACTTCCGGCACTTACGAGTGGCGATCCACGGAAACAACCGTGGTTCTTGGAAAGAAGTGGGTTGTCGACCGTCTCATTGGGCGGCGCGGGGATGTCTACATCTCAAGTATTGATGGTCGGAACCCTATGTATTTCCTGTTCTATATGGAACCGGTCTGGCATGGCCTTGCGCGAGTTGAGACACGCCTCAACTACTATCCGCCAAAGTGTCAAGATCACATCACCACCCTGGTCGACTCTTCCAGGGTTCAGGAATTCATTCGCCGTATCCCCGAGATCTTCGAGAAGTACACCCAGTACGACTGGACGGTAAGCGTGGTTCCTGCAAAAGACGATGCGGCATTCGTTGAAATTATTGTGAAAAAGGAGAAGTGAAATGTACCCAAGGATAAAGTTCCAGAGCAAGAAGGAATTCGACGCTTACATGTGGCGGGCCACGTATGGATTCACTGGGCGCCAGTTCGAAGCTGGACTCATGAATCTTCATGTTCGCTCTGCGGTCCTACATGGACGTGTGGGAGGAAGAGTCTGAGCTCGATGCTCAGAGGATCCGGTGGTGGAATCAGTATAGCTGCACCGTGGCGGTCGGTCCTGAATGGTTCCTCGACTATGCTACTCAGAAAGGCGTTGTCAAGCGCCTTCGAGAGGAAGCAAAGATCGATCATGATGTCTACTTTAGAGAGCATATCGCTCCGGTGTATCAGAAGCTGGGGCAAACACTGAATGTCCTGATGTGGGATCTTGGAATCGAGGATATGAGCGACGATCCGATCGGAGACGACTTCGAGTGGGAGCGGACGATTCTGTTCCGCCCAATCAATTTCCCAGGAATCCACCCCAATTTTAAATGATATAATAAGATATGGAGAGTCATATTATGAATGATATCAATCCGAACATCATGCCCAAGAAGCTCGCTGTGGACGAGCCTGTTGTTATGAAAGACGATGCTGTCACCAAAGACATCATTAAAGAGCTTACGTTCGTTATCGATGAATTTGATGATTCCGATTTCCTGGCATCTCTCAAACTGTTCGTGGCTATTCGCCAGCGGGACGTCCCCCGCTTGAAGCAATGGTTCAAGGCGAACTTCGCAACCCGAGGGTTCGTCACGTTCTTCAAGGAAGACGGACAGCTCTTCCTTAAACTTAAGATCGACAAGGACTTCGCCGACCCGAATGAGGAGAATTGATATGTGGTCCAAGATTGTAACCACTGCCGCCAAGAGCGTCGCAGTGCTCAAGCGCTTCGCCCCTGAAATTATGGTAGGGGCGGGTATCGTTGGCGGCGTCACCGCCGCTGTGATGGCCTGTAAGGCATCGCCCAAGGCCGCACTCCTGAAGGAGGAGCTTGCCTCCGATCTCGAGAATCTTCGGGATGCGCAGGAAGAAATCGCGCAGTCGGACAAGGCCGAAGAGTACACTGAGCAGGACGCTCGGATGGATGTCGTCCGGACTTACGCGGCGCATGTTGGTAAGTTGATCCGCCTGTATGGGCCGGCCGTTCTGGTTGGGGTTGGCGCAATTGCGTCAATTCTCGGTGGGTGTGGTATCCTGCGAGGACGAGTTGTGGCCCTTGGTGCAGCACTGACTGCCTCGGACAGGGCGTATGATATTTACCGTTCTCGAGTTCGGGATCGCTTCGGCGAGGATGTGGATAACGAGCTCAAGTACGGACTTTCCACCTCCAAAGTTACCGTCAAGCACGAAGACGGAACCAAGGAAAAGGTTATCACGCAGTCTCTTCCCGACGAGGAGTCTGTGGCCACTGGTGCATCCCAGTACGCAAGAATCTTTGACGCCAGTAACCCGAACTGGAGCCCTGACAAGTCTGTGTCCTTGCTGTTCCTTCAGGCACAGCAGACTTACATGAACAACCTGCTCAACTCGAGGGGGCATGTTCTCTTGAATGAGGTCTATGATGCACTTGGGCTTCCTCGTTCCTCTGAGGGGTGTCTTGTTGGATGGTTGAAGGCCCCCGCAGATCCCGGAGTAGCCGCTGCGTATGGCCTGCCGGTGGGCGATGGGTTCATCGATTTCGGCGTCTTTGGGAATGAAGGCCGAGGAGCTCGCGACTTCATGTCCAGCTGGGACGACAAGATCCTCCTCGACTTCAATGTCGACGGGGTAGTCTTCGACAAGATCTGAGCTGTATCATGATCGGGAGAATTGCTATATTTGTTGGCGGGCTTCTTGTCGGAGGTATCGGCGGATTCCTTGCGGGGAAGGGCCTCGAACAACGTCAGCGAGATGAGGTAATCCAGGCTGAAGTGAATGACTTCAAGGATGCTTGGAAAAAAGCCCACGCTAAAAAGAAAGAAAAGGTTGAAAAGACCTTCAACGGAAAAACGGAAACTGAACTAACAGAGGAGGTGAGGGCAGCCCAGGAAGAACTCTTTGACATCGCGAAAGAGTCGGGATATAACCCCACTCCTCAAGATGAGAAGACAGTCTTTGTGCCGGAGAACGATGGTGATATTTTTGCGATAACAATCGCTGAATACACCACAAGCCCGTACAGGACAACCGAACTGTCGTACTATGTTCACGATGATGTTCTTGCGGCCTCAAACGGACAGGTGGTTACCGACCCAGAAGGAGTAGTCGGTGACTGGCTGGATTCACTGAGGCCGGACGAGCCACTGTATATCCGAAACGAGATCCTCGAGGCCGATTACGAAGTGACGTGGGTGGATGACAGCTATGAGCGTGCGGTTCTGCACGTTCGCGACAAAGTACCTGAGCTCCCATTTAATGATGAGGACTGATGATTCATATTTCGAATGGCTGTACAATCGGCTAGTTCCGGGGCGGAATAGTAACCCGAAGCGGTCACGGCGATGCTTGCTGGAGGCTCTTATGCGCAAAGAGTTTATTCCAGTACTTGACGATGACCGTAACCGAGCAGATACCATATCTGAACTTCGGTTCCAGTTCGAGGAAAGCGAGGGCGGTCTTGTCGACGGTCCGCCCTCCGTCCTGGAGGTTATATTCAGTCTTGCTGAGCAAGCCGAGTTTTGGGCCGCCGGATCGGGTAACGACCAGAATGTCCGGACTTGGTTCTGGGAGTTCCTTGGCAATCTCGGCGTTGACTCGTTTGACGACGAGGAGTGGTATGAAATCAATGCTCAAGGCTTCACAGCCGACCGGATTGATGACTGGCTCCTGCGTGACTATGACTACGATGGATCAGGTGGGCTCTTCCCACTCAGAGAGCCGTCATGCGACCAACGATTCTCTGATTTGTGGACGCAGCTCGGAGATTACGTCATGGAGCGGACTGATATCCTGTAAGGAGGGGTTGTGGACTTCTTTCGAGTAGTCGAACGCCGACGCCGGGAGCAGGGCCAGGAGGTAGTTACCGTCCGCCCCGAGTTTCTTGTGGGAAAGCACCGAGACCTCATGATCCGTGGTGGGGGCTTCTATGCTGTCTGGGATCAGAATCGAGGCCTGTGGTCTGATAGCGAGTATGACGTCGCCTCACTCATCGACCGTGAGCTTTTCGAGTATCGAGACCGGATGGTCGCAGACCCAGCTGTGAAGGTGAGAGTAGCCTCTCTCAAAGGCTTCGATTCACGATCCTGGCAAGACTACAAGACATGGACACGGAGTCTTCCGGACCACTTTGAGCCTCTGAACACCAAGCTCAAATGGTCCAACCAGGAGATAACTCGGGAAGATTACATCACACGGCAATTGGACTATCCACTCGAAGAAGCTTCCTGCGAGGCGTACGACGAGATGATGTCGGTCCTGTACGCCAAGCCGGAGCGGGATAAGATTGAGTGGTCCATTGGCTCAATCATCGCGGGGGACTCTGTGGAGCTCCAGAAGTTCCTCGTACTGTTTGGGGCCAGTGGTACTGGCAAGTCCACAGTCCTTGAGATTGTGGAGATGCTGTTTGAGGGTCATATTCAGCCGTTCGATGCAAGGGCGCTGGGAACTGCCTCATCGCAATTCGCACTGGAGGCGTTCAGGTCGAATCCACTCGTGGCGATACAGCATGACGGCGACCTTTCGAGGATCGAAGACAATACTCGGCTGAACTCCATCATTGGGCATGACCGAATGCTCATGAACGAGAAGGGAAAGAGCCAGTACTGGTTCAAACCGATTTCGTTTTTGATGGTTGGATCCAACAGTCCTGTGAAAATCACTGACGCAAAGTCTGGTATCTTGCGGAGGCTGATCGACGTGTCCCCGACCGGGGAGCTGATCGACATTGACCGATATTTCCAGCTCAAAGCCCGATTGCCGTTCGAGCTGAGTGGTATCGCCTGGCACTGCCTTCAGGTATACAAGAGTCTTGGAAAGCACTACTACCAGGCGTACCGTCCTGTGGCTATGATGCGTCGGACAAACGACCTGTTCGGGTTCGTCAATGATTCTCTTTTGGAGCTCGACGGATGTCCTCATATTACTCTGACTAGGGCTTACGCCCTGTACAAGGAGTACGTTGAGGATGCTGGCCTGAAGTTTTTGATGCCTCGTCGAGTCTTCGCTGAGGAATTGAAGGAGTACTTCCAGGAATTCAAGGAGCGAGCGACGGTTGACGGAGTCAAGCTGCGAAATGTGTATTTTCTGCTCGACCACGCCAAGCTGGAGCCTCAGGAAGTGAAGAACTCGCTAGGCCCCAAGCTCCAGCCGCTCGTGTTGAACGCAACAGAGAGCCTGCTCGACAAGATGCTGGCGGATCGCCCTGCACAATACGACAATGGCGCAGGAGCGCCCAAAGAACCATGGTCCAGAGTATCCACCAGTCTTGATGATATCGATACATCGCAAGTGCACTATGTGCGAATGCCAGAGAACCATATCGTCATCGATTTCGATATCAAGAACTCGGATGGCGAGAAAGACCCGATGGTCAACTTGAAGGCCGCTGCGGAATGGCCGCCGACATACGCCGAGTTCAGCAAGTCTGGTGGAGGAGTCCACTTGCACTATATTTACGAGGGGAATCTCGAACACCTGGCAAAAGATTATGCGCCTGGTATAGAGGTCAAGGTGTTCCGAGGTAAATCGGCCCTGAGAAGGAGAGTGAGTTATTGTAATGATACACCGGTCGCTATACTACATGGGGGTCTTCCAAGAAAGGAGGCGCCCGTGATTGACCACAATACTATGATGTCTGAGCGAGGGCTTCGGGATCTTATTGAGCGAAACCTCAGGAAGGAGATTCACCCAGGAACCAAGCCCTCTGTCGATTTCATCCGCAAGATCCTGGATGATGCCTACAAGTCAGGTATGGAGTACGACGTATCCGACATGGAGCCTCGAGTAATCTTGTTTGCTTCGAGGAGCTCCAATCAGGCGGCGCTCTGCATGAAGCTCTGTCAGGAGATGAAATTCAAGAGCGAGCATGACGAGCCCGAACGTCCTGTTCCTGAGGACACTCGCAAGGTATATTTCGACTGCGAAGTATTCCCAAACCTCTTCGTGCTGTGTTGGAAACCCAAGGGCGGAACGACAGTTGGGATGATCAACCCTTCTCCTGAGGAGATCGAACCGCTCCTCAAGACGCGGCTTGTAGGATTCAACTGCCGAAAGTACGACAATCATATAACCTATGGGGCGTACATGGGGTTGAACAACGCTCAGCTGTACCAGCTCTCAAAACGGGTTATCGACAACGTGCCTGGGGCAACATTCAGGGAAGCATACAATCTGTCTTACGCAGATGTATATGACTATGCCGCGACCAAGAAGTCCCTCAAGAAATGGGAGATCGACCTCGGAATCCACCACAAGGAGCTAGGGTTCGACTGGGATCAGCCTGTCCCGGAAGAGAAGTGGCCCTTGGTGGTGGAGTACTGTAAGAACGACGTCGAGGCAACTGAAGCCGTGGATGAGCATCTGTCTGCGGATTTCACAGCCAGGCAGCTTCTGGCAGAGCTTGCCGAGATGACGCCCAATGATACCACGCAGCGTTTGGCGGCCAAGATCATATTCGAAGGCGACCCTGCACCGCAGTCCGAATTCGTCTATACAGACCTGTCGGTGACCTTCCCAGGGTACAAGTACGAGTTCGGGAAGAGCACCTATCGAGGCGAAGAGACTGGCGAAGGAGGTCTTGTCCGGGCGACTCCCGGGATCTACCGGAATGTGAAGGTGTTCGATGTGGAGTCGATGCATCCGACGAGCATTGAGCAACTCAATCTGTTCGGGAAGTACACCAAGAACTTCTCGGATTTGAAGGCGGCTCGAGTGGCCATCAAGCACGGAGACTACGATTCAGTTCGGAAGATGTTCGGTGGAAAGCTCGCGCCGTATCTGAAAGACGAGTCTTCGGCAAAGGATCTGTCTTACGCCTTGAAGATCGTAATCAACAGTGTCTATGGTCTCTCGAGCGCCAAGTTCAACAACCCATTCCGTGACCCGCGAAACGTTGACAACATCGTGGCCAAGCGTGGGGCATTGTTCATGATCGACTTATGGAAGGCGCTTGAAGACCGAGGGGTCCATGTCTTCCATATCAAGACGGACTCCATCAAGATCGAAAACCCGTCACCAGAGACCGAGGAGTTCATTCATGATTTCGGAAAGAAGTACGGATACAAGTTCGATGTCGAGGACGAATACGACAGACTCTGTCTCGTCAACGACGCCGTTTATGTCGCAAAAGATTACGAAGGTGAGTGGCATGCGACTGGCGCCCAGTTCGCTGAGCCGTATGTCTTCAAATCCTTGTTTTCCAAGGAACCTATCACATTCGAGGATTGCTGCGCTCAACGATCCGTTACAACAGCTCTCTACCTTGACATGGGGGATGATGGGTGCCATGATTATAGATTCATTGGCAAAACTGGACAGTTCACGCCGGTCACAACTGGCGGCGGAATTCTACTCAGGATAAAAGATGACAAATACTATGCCGTCTCAGGAACCAAAGGATACAAATGGGTCGAAAGCGAAACAATCCCCGCCGACGACCGAGCATCTCTCACGAATGTTGAGCGAAATGTTTTTGAAGAGCTCGTGGGTAAAGCGCGGGCCCAAATAGAAAAGTTCGGAGATGCTGAGGCATTTCTTAACGACTAACAAGGATTAAAAATGGCTATCGTAAAAAAACAGATTCGACCTTCGACTTCTCAACCACCTTGTCGAGAAGACCGGGGGTGCGAACGAAGCTATAGCCCACTACGCACAACTCATGTCTCCGTCTTGCTTGGCCATGTGCTATAGTATGAAATTTGCTACGAATGATCTGAGTGATGATGAGTTGCTCATAATGATCGAAGTCGCAACCACGTTTTCATACTTCGAGGCGTTCAAGCAGTGCGATATATACTTGACCGGTGAGATGATGGACTGGTATCTCTATTGGTACCACCGTTTGATGAAGACCTACTCAGACGACAAATTTGAACGTCTACTTGGCCTGAAAGAGTACACGGTAAAGCTCTTCAAGTATGTGGAGTATGTCCACGCCGAGGGGCTAGTTGGATATTACCGAGAAGCAAAAACGTTGAAGATAAACAAGTGGTTTCAGGAACTTGAGGCTGAATGGATTAGGAGAAACAAATGAATGGATTTGAGGCCACACTCCTCGCGTACTATACCCTTAGGTTGCCGTCTTGCCCGGGATACGAAAAGGCTGCGCAATTCGAAGGTTTGATGTGTTTCGACAATCATATTGCCAGCATCCGTGTTCGTGCGGCTCGTGCAGAAGGATACCTAGACACTCTGGACTTGTTCAATATTACTTGGACCTTGGGTATCATTGATTGGCGTCGTAGAAGTGGATACGCTACTTCACCCGAACTCGGAGAGAAGATCATCGCCTTTCTGGAGAGTCTTCCTAAGCAGAATTCTGGTGTAGTCATACCATTTGTCACCACTCAGAAGTTCCTCGAACAGATGGCATTTGGCGATCGCACACCTGATCAAATTTTGGTCGAAGTCGAACGCAAGTACAAGAACCTAGCCATGGAAATCGCCGTGAATGGCTTTCTCACTTCGCCGCATAATCAAAAAGGAGTGTGATATAAATGGAGCGTCGTGATGTGGTTCTGGCTCATTGGATGGGATTCCAGAATGGTGATGACCCCAACTCCCACCTCCGATCGTTTGAACGAGCATGGGATTTTTCGGGGCGGATTCGTGATCTTGCGAATGCTGTTGCTCGAATGAGTTCTCGAGCATTCCTTACAGACAGCGTGCAGATAACACGGATGACTCTCGGAAAAGCATGGAGGCTACCACAGCGGATAGAGATTTGCTACCAGAAGCTCAGAGATAGGAATACGTACCCATTTGTCTGGGGTGAAGACGCTCGGGCATTCACATATGTGGTCAGCAGCCTCTACCAGCTAACGCTGGATTTCGAAACTCTGCGAGTTTTGCCCTCAGTGCTGGATCTAAGGCTGGAGCATTTGGAACGCGCCATTCAAGAAATCATGCGTCGTGAAGCGTTGGACTCAAATGTATACCGGCCCACGGCTGAACTCAAACACAAACTCAAAATCGCAAGGAAGAAACTGTCGTAAAATGCCATACTCAACACCCACTATCCTGATTAATCTGTACATCAAAAAAGCCAATATGCCAGTCTGCCCCGAGAGCATGCACCGGGCCCGGTGGTTCTACGAAACAATGCTTCTTGAAAAGGCGGTGACGAATAAACTCGATTCCAGCAATGCAGACCCTAATCTTTCACGGATGGGCCAGTATGCATACCTTGGATTGGGTGTCGTTGACAGGGTTAAAAGAAAGGTTGCAGACCTCGAACCGCTGGAACCATTTCTTTATACAGTGGTCAACACTATTCGAGATTGGGTGAATGGGGAGAACGTCGACGTTAGTGCGCCTGTGTTGGCCCTTATACAAGAGTCGACTATGTGTGGCTACGCTGACTTCGATATTATCATGGGCACCTTGCCTCTATCAACCATCCTGGATACTTTGTTGGAAACCGAAAGGTCCACTAATGAATGCTAATGCAAACTACCACATGGAATGCCTGCGGGCGCATTATATCATCCAGACGGGGATCATTTACTCGCCAAAACTCATGCGTGAGGCGTACGAACAGTTCAACTACGAGGACCACTGTAAAGCGATTGGTGACAAACTTATTGAGAGTTGGTATACCGCAGAAGACCTTCGAGCGGCTCAGACAATGGTCCTTGGGTTGTGGGTTCTCGCATGGGCCCGAGACAACATCGAGGAAGTAACCTACAGCTTCGCTACGAACGTCACATTGTTCACGAATCAAGTCATGGCATGGCTTCGATGGGGTACCGGAAACGAGCCTCCTAGGGGCAGTGTGGATATTCTTCTCCAGCACGTAATCTCCGAGGAGAATCCTAAAGCTTCCGTCATTAGAGAAGTCGCCTACCTATATCACGAACTTCTCCACCAGGTTACCGGACTTCTGATCATCGAGGAAAGCAAATGAGCAACAAAATCACAATCCAGGATGCCCGTACGATGTTCCGGAACTTGTCCGGTGCTTCTCGCAAGTTTGAGAAGGACGATGGGCTTTTCCTGGACGCCCGTAGAGAGCTTACGGTGTGCCTCGATCGAGAGCTTGCTGAGGGGCTCATGGAGGAAGGGCTCCCTGTAAAGGTCAAGCCACCTCGTACCGAGGATGAGGACGAACAGTTCAGACTGAAGATCGCGGTGCGGATGGAATCGAAGTTCCCGCCGACCGTATATCTCGTGCAGGGGCGACTGAAGACCTTGCTTACCAAGGATACGATCGGGCTGCTTGACAAGCTTCGGCCGATCAAGATCGACCTGCGATTTAGATACTACAACTGGGAGCTTGCAGGGAAGACCGGCGTAAAGGCCGCTCTGGACACGATGTATTTTGTGGCCGAAGAAGACCCTCTGGCCGAAGCCTACGCCGATTACGAGGAGACACGCTGATGGCAATGCTGTACAAGCCGATTAAGGCATCCGATGGAAAACACTACCTGACATCGTACGACGTGTTCCGGCAGAATGGTACCCCTACAAAAGAAGTGGAGGCCAGTTTGGCGGATCCTGAGTACGAAACAAAGTCTGGCGTCAAATACGAATATATGGACTATTGGATGACGGCAGAGTTCTTCAACCGCCTCTACCGAAAGCGCCGAGGCAGTAAATGAACATAGAGTTGAGGCCCGCTCAACTCAAAGCCGCGAACTCCCTGGTGTCCGGCTCCATCCTGTGTGGTGGGGTCGGCACTGGGAAGTCGCGAACCTCACTATTCTTTTTCTTTTGTCGAATTTGCGGAGGCAAAGTGAAAGTGAACGGGGAGGGAGAGTATCGGCAGGCAGAGTATCCTGTAGACCTGTACATAATTACGACAGCGCGAAAAAGAGACAGTCTGGAGTGGGAAAAAGAGCTTGCGGATTTTGGACTCGCTCAAAACGCGTCTGACACAACTCGAATCAACGTGATCGTGGACAGCTGGAACAACATCAAGAAATACACGGACGTCGAGCACGCGTTCTTCATTTTTGATGAGCAGCGGCTTGTTGGATCGGGAACTTGGGTGCGGTCGTTCTACAAGATCGCCCGAAGCAACCGGTGGATCCTGCTGAGTGCTACTCCCGGGGACAAATGGCACGACTACATCCCCGTTTTTGTGGCCAATGGGTTCTACCGAAACAAGACGGAATTCGAACATGAGCATGTCTCGTGGAAGAACTTCCGAAATTACCGCCTGGTAGACCGATATTTGGGCCTCAGGAAGCTCGAGGTTCTACGGAGACGGCTTCTCGTGACCATCCCCATAGATAAACACACAGAGCGCCATACAGAGCGTCTGAGGGCCTCCTACGACGCCTCAGCGTACTTCGAGATTCACAATAAAAGGTGGAATCCTGAAACCCAGGCTCCAATCAAAAATGCGGGAGAGCTTTGCGGTCTGCTTCGAAAGGTGGTCGGAAGAGACTCGTCGAAGATCCGCCACCTTATGGATGTAGTCGAAAAGCGTGGTAGGGTCATAGTGTTCTACAATTATGACTGGGAGCTCGAGATTCTTCGCGGGGCGCTTGCAAGACTTGAGATACCGTTTTCAGAGTGGAATGGCCACAAGCACGAGCCAATTCTCGAGACGGCGCAGTGGGTGTACCTTGTGCAATACACCGCTGGAGCCGAGGGATGGAACTGTGTAACTTGTGATACGGTGGTGTTCTTCAGTGATAGTTACTCGTACAAAGTGATGGAACAAGCGGCCGGAAGGATCGATCGGATGAACACTCCGTTCACGGATTTGTGGTATTATCACATCCGAAGCGATGCGCCGATTGACCGCGCTGTGGCCTCCGCGATACGCCAAAAACGGGCGTTTTCGGAGTCAATTTTCGCCAAAAATCGGAGTTAGTTTCCAACTTGGAAACGGACCACCTGGGTGGTCCACGGACCAGAAAAAGTGGTCCATGGTCGACACGTCGTTAACATTTTGTTAACCTTTTGTTAACCTTGGACCAAAAAAGTGGTCCATGGACCACCTGGGTGGTCCACTCGAAGTGGGCTCTGACTAGGGCTTTTACTTGAAATGGACCAATTTTTACTATATACCCCCTTTTTACTAGAGAAGTAAAAATATAGTAAAAATAGGGTAAATTTTTACCCTCCGCCAAAAAAGGGGGTTTTGCCAAAAAGTGGTCCACGAGGCGATTTTGGCTCTAAATGAGAACGATTCTCAAGTTCGACAGTGAGGCCTGTCTGCCTCGCATCGCAAACAACGGTTATAATGAGAGGGAGTAAGATGTCTGTAATTTACGGACGTGTTCTCCCGTGCTTGACCCCTCACAAGCACACCTCATATGTTTTGTCTCAAGGAGGTGACGTTTGGTTACACGCGTATACATCGGGCGTGATTATCAAGGCGAACCCGCTTATATGTCGGAGGCAGGTGCCGACTGGTACAAGTGGTACAAGGCTTGGATGAAAATAAAGCATCCCGACATAGACCTCGCCATTATCCAAGCCATGGGTAATAGCGTTCTGTCCGGAAACACCCATAGCTATGGCTATGCTTTTGACTGGGACACGTACAGGCTTACTCACGAGCAACAGATGACGGTGGTCCAGACATCTCGCAGGTTCGGCGCATCAGCAACGTATGTCCGAGATGGTCGGGACTCAAAGAAGTTTGGGCCCCATATCCACTCGGCACTGGACGCAGGCCCCGGCGTTCAGGACGGGTGCCATTGGCAGATCGAGTCTGTCAAACGTGGTGCGAATGCTCTGACTAATGAACGCCCAGATCGGTACAAGAGCCTGAACCCTGCAAGGTGGGTAACCCTCTACGAGGGTATCCAGATGATGAAACAAGAATTGGAGGATAGCTTGCCAAGTCCATACGATGTGGCCAAGAGTGTGTTCAACGATATCACTTTTGGTCCTGAAACTTATGGCCAGTATATTTCGCGGATGCAGACTACGGTTTATGACACGAAGAACAAGACTATCGATATCGATCTTCGGTGTCAGGATCTCGAGCGTTCAAATGCAGAGCTTCGCAAGGAAGTAGCCAATCTTCGTGAGGATCTGTCTGCATTTACTAGAGGAATTTATGACCCTGAGAACCCATTGGCGGATTCTGAGGGTTATGTTTCTGTGCTTCGGTGGTTCGTGTCTCTGAGAGACGAAATCCGCAAGAAGTGAAAGAGACCACTTTTGAGAGGCAGTTCTGCAAGAAGCTTCAACGCATTTTGCCGGGCTGCCTCATTCTCAAGGGGCAATCGGCGCAACTCCAGGGAATCCCGGATCGTCTTGTCATATGGCAGGACCGCTGGGCTTTCCTGGAGTTCAAGCGCTCCAAGACCGCCATTCGGCAGCCGAACCAGGAATGGTATGTAGGTATGCTGAATGACTGGTCCTATGCATCATTCGTTTATCCTGAAAATGAGGAGCAAGTCCTCAATGAAATTCAACAGGCATTCGGCGCTTGAAGGCTCACACGCGTTTTTGAGCGCCTCAAAGTCCAGCTGGGTGAATTATACCCCCGAGAAGCTCAAGGCCGCCTACGAGGCGCACAGGGCCGCTCAGAGGGGTACAGAGCTTCATGCTCTGGCTGCCCAGCTTATTAAACATCGGATCAAGCAGGCCCGAACCAAACAGACGTTCCAGAACTATGTAAATGATGCTATAGGCTTTAGAATGGACCCGGAAGTGATTCTGTACTATTCGCCATGGGCCTATGGGACTGCGGACGCGATATGCTTCCGCAATCAGAAGCTTCGTATCCACGATCTCAAGACTGGCGTTCACCCAGCGAATGTCCGGCAGCTCGAGGTATATGCGGCCTTGTTCTGTCTAGAATATGACTACAAGCCGGGTAAAATAGATATGGAGCTGCGCATATACCAGAATGACGAAATCGTCGTTCATGTCCCGGAACCGTCCGATATAGCTCATATCATGGGGTGGATGAAACAAGCATCGAGTATGATTGATGACTGGGTGGTGAGAGATGACTGAGTCACTGGCGCATATTGGCGTAAAGCGGAAGTCTGGTCGCTATCCATGGGGATCTGGTGAGGAGCCGTACCAACACGAGGCCGGGTTCCTTCAAGCAGTCAATGACATGCGAAAGTCCGGTATGTCCGAGAAAGAGATTGCCACATTCCACGGGATGAGTACCGGCGAGCTTCGAGCCATGAAAACCGCAGCGCTCGAATCCGTCAAGGCTGCAAAAGTAGCCGAAGCTGTACGGCTCAAGGAAAAAGGGCTGTCAAATGTCGCCATTGGCGAGAGGATGGGGCTTAATGAATCCAGTGTCAGAGCGCTTCTGAAGCCGGCCAATGAGGCCAAACGGGGGGTGCTGGAGGCGACGCAGAAGACACTGATCGAAGCGGTGGCTAAAAAGGGTCCAATTGATATCGGTACAGGTGTTGAAGCGCATATGGGCATTTCGAGGGAAAAGCTCAATGCAGCTGTGGCCCAGCTCCAAGCGCAAGGGTATAAGGTCTACTACACCAAGGTAGAGCAGCTAGGCACTGGCAAAGAGACCAGTATCAAAGCTTTGGTTCCTCCAGGGATGTCGTACAAGGAGTTCGCTGAAAATTCGCATAAGCTGGGCTCGGTGTACTCTTATTCTCCGGATAAAGGCCATACCTTCCTCGGAATGACTGAAAAACCGGTGAATGTGGACCTAAAGCGGGTTCAGGTTCGCTGGAAAGAGGAAGGTGGTACGGACAGGGATGGAGTGATTGAGCTTCGCCGAGGAGTAGATGACATCTCGCTTGGCGGGGCAAAGTACGCCCAGGTCCGGATAAAGGTCAACAATACCCATTACCTCAAGGGCATGGCCATGTATGCCGATGACCTTCCAAAGGGTATTGATATGCGGTTCAACACGAACAAATCGAAGAGCACCAACAAGCTCGACGCAATGAAAGAGCTCAAGGACGACCCTGACAACCCCTTCGGCGCCACCGTGTATCCTAAGTACTACATCGGAAAGGACGGGAAGAAAAAGGTCTCCGCCCTCAACATCGTGAACGAAGAAGGCACTTGGAACGACTGGTCCCGAAACTTGGCGAGCCAGTTTCTGTCCAAGCAGAGTCCGGTGCTGGTCAAGAAGCAGCTTGGGATCACCGAAGCCTCAAAGAAGGCTCAATTCGATGAAATCCAGAAGCTGACCAACCCTGCGGTTCGAAAGAAGCTCCTTCAAGAATTCGCGGACAGCTGTGACTCTGCGGCGACACACCTCAAAGCGGCTAAACTCCCTCGCCAGGCCACTCAAGTGCTTTTACCTCTTCCCAAGCTGAAGGAAGGCGAGATCTATGCGCCCAACTTCAAACATGGGGAAAAGGTCAGTCTTGTTCGTTATCCACATGGGGGGATCTTTGAGATTCCCACGTTAACGGTAAATAACAAGTCTGCCATCGGTAAGAAACTCATTGGTATGGCTAAAGATGCTGTCGGCATCCACCCCAAGGTCGCCGAGCGACTGTCTGGTGCCGACTTTGACGGCGATACTGCGGTGTGTATACCGAATAATGATGGTAAGGTTCGAACTGCTCCAGCCATCAGTGGGCTGAAGAACTATGATCCGAAGGTCGCATACCCAGGATACCCCGGCATGAAAGTCATGTCTAAAGGGGAAACTGGGAATCAGATGGGTCGTATCTCAAACTTGATTACCGATATGACAGTGAAAGGGGCGACTCCAGCTGAGCTTGCCCGCGCTGTTCGGCATTCAATGACTGTTATTGATGCTCATAAACACCAGCTGAACTACCGGCTCAGTGAAGAGGATAATGGGATTAAGCAGCTCCAGGAGAAGTACCAAAAAGCTGGTGGCGGTGCTGCGACCATTATCTCCCGGTCCACTGGTGACCGTCGTATACCGCAGATCAAGCCCCGAGCTATGTCGAAGGGTGGGCCCATTGACAAAAAGACGGGCGAGCTTGTGTACGAGCCTACTGGGGCCACGTATTACAAGCCTGTCAAGAACAAGAACGGCGACATTGTAAAATGGGTTGAAACCCAGAACCTTACAAAGATGCCCAACATGATGTTGACCCGTGATGCTAGAACTCTGGTGTCGGAAAAGAACACCCCCACCGAGAGAGTCTATGCGGCATATGCCAACAACATGAAGGCACTGGCCAACAAAGCCCGGCTGGCTATGGTCAACACGCCATCGCAAAAACAAAGCCCCTCGGCTAAAAAGGTGTATGCGTCCGAACTCAAATCCCTACGTGCAAAACTCGAGGTCGCCCTCAAGAACGCACCAAGGGAGCGTCAGGCACAGCTTTATGCTGGTTATGTAGTGAAGCAGAAGAAAGCTTCTAATCCAGACATGGACAAAGACGAGGTGAAACGGTTGAAAAACCAGGCCCTCGCGCAAGCCCGGGCACGGTTCGGTGCTAGCAAAGCCAAGTCAGCAGTGCACATCACAGACAGGGAATGGGAAGCCATCCAGGCAGGTGCGGTCTCGCACACGTTCCTTGAGAAGTTGATGAACAACACAGACATGGAACGTGTTAAGCAACTGGCTACGCCTCAAGGCGAACGTACTATCTCGCCATCTCAGAGGGCCCGTGCCAAGGCGCTGCTAGATGCAGGCTATACGCAGGGCGATGTGGCCGATGCCCTGGGTGTATCAGTATCATTCATCCAAGACCTACTGGAAGGAGGTAAGTAATGGATGTCGCCCTGACCACAGCCGACAACCCATACGATCCTTTGGATCAGTTCGTCGAATGGTGGAACTACGACACCACTATGGGCTACCACACAGCTGCCTATGTGGCAAGGATTGCAAGAACTTCAGAAGAACTTTCTGATTCTGACAATCAAATTGAGTTGCTTAAAGCAATTGATGAAATTATCGAACTCAACCCACTCATTCCGTATGTAAAAATCATTCGCGAATCCGAAGCGATTTATGTTTGATTGATGCGGGAGGGGGGG